CGGACATGGCCGCCAGAGCAGTGACAAGCGCGTGAGCGGCTGCACCATGAACACGGAGCCCTTCGGGGCTCTTTTTTTGTGTCAAGTCAAAGTTTACAAAACTAAATGTTAGTTACGCTACACAATTGAAATCTGAAGTGATTATTAAATGGGGACAACTTCAAGGTGAAAACCGCTATATTATTTCTCGTGGACGAGGTTCACCCTTGTTCATGAAGAAACTTGAAAACCAAATATTCACACTCATCACATGGACGAGCCCAAACCAAAAGACGATGACTGGTACATCCGCAATGCCATCTATTGCTGGTTGTACTACTTCAAAAAACACCCTTGGAGGCAAAAGTATGAAGAATTAGCTAAACGCGAAAGTTATGCACAACCGAAACAGCCAACCACTCGACGAAAGCGGAAGCCTTCGACAGTACGCAGTAAGACTTAGCAGCGGGACACAATACATTCTCGCTGCCAATGACGAAGACGCCGCATGGTGTGCTTTGGAATTGTCCAATAAGCTCGGTCTTAGACTTTACGACGTACAACTAATGAGTGGTAAAAAGGGGTACTTCCCAAATAAATGGAAGAAGTTAAAGGACATTCCAGCCAGTGAGTTTGAATCCATTTCTTACGAAGATGTAATGGAATGGAAAGTAGCAGGGTGGGAACTAAACCACGATGTGGCTTGTGTGATTAGAGCAACTGACATCGAATCTCACAAAGTTAAAGAGTTTGTCTACAAGCGAACTTCTGCTGCTGAGAATCGAATCAGGGAACTACTAAAAGCCAAAACACACGAACTTGTTATTTGCTCAGATGAAGCTGTCTACTATGTCCACCCGGAAATGCTGGATGAAGATGACGATGAGTGAGTACGAAAGCCTTTGTATGGAGATCAACAATCATCCACACAGGGACGAGCTTATTCAACTCATGTCAGAACAGATTGATGACATGCATCAAGTTAAATACTTAGACGAATCCATTGCCGACACCTTCTGAAATTGCTAAACAAATTGAACTTGAACGGGAACAAATCCGTTTAGGTCAACAGCAATTAAGAGATAACACCTACAAACTTGAAGACAAAGACTATGCAAGTGCTTCTGTATACGGAGTTGCTTCTATTGAGCAGCTTATGCCTGCTGTTGTGGGACGTGTTCAGCAAACTACCAACCGGATAAAGGAAGGTAAGATCGGTTACGCGTTCAAAGAGATCAACCAATTTCTTGAGCATGTAACCGCTGAAGATGTCTCAGCTATTGCCTGCAAAGTTACCTTCGACAAGGTATTCAGCACCAAGCCCAAGTCAAACTTAGTTCAGAACGTCACTGATGCAATCGGTCAGGCAGTCGAAAACGAATGCATGATGCGGTACTACGAAAGTAGTGTTCCCGGTTTATTCAACACGTTAACTAAGAATTATTGGCACAAGTCCATCGGCACCCATCAAAAGGTTGTCGTCATTCGCACTCTAATGAACCGCATGGACGTGGAACATTGGAAGGCGTGGGGCATTGCCAATCGGATCAAGCTTGGTAGCTGGTTACTGGATTGTATCTGCGAAGCAAGTCAGTGGTTTATCCGTGATGTACGTAGGGAGGGACGTAAAACACATAACTATGTGGTCCCTTCTCCCGAGTTCATGGAGGTGAAGGATGCGGTCATGGCAACGGCTGAGTTATTCAGCCCTATTGCCTGGCCCATGCTCATTGAACCCAACGACTGGACACCAGAAAGGCAGGGTGGTTACCTGCTAAACGAGATCATGAAGGGTCACGACATGGTCCGTCGGGGCGATAGCACCCTTATACAGGGAAGCAACTGCTACGACTTCTTGAACAAGATTCAAAAGGTCGCCCACTGCTTGAACCGCTTCATTGTAGATGTCGCAGAGACGCTACAAGAGCGGCGCATAAGCGTTGGGAAGTTCATCCCTATTGTCGAAGTTCCACTGCCTCCTAAGCCCGTAGACATCGCTGAAAATGCGGAGTCACGTAAGCAATATCGAAGGGACGCAGCAGAGGTTTGCAACCTCAATGCCCAGGCATTTCAGAAGTCATGTCGAACCCGCATGACCATGAACGCTGTCAAGATCTTTAAAAAACACAAGAAGTTCTTCATTCCGTGGTCATTTGACTACAGATCGAGGGTCTATCCAATACCTGCATTCTTGACACCCCAAGACACAGACTTTGGAAAGAGTCTTCTTAGGTTTTATAAAGAATCATTCGTCACTCCTGAAGCTGAAGAATGGTTGGCATTCCAAGTTGCAACCACTTACGGGCTAGACAAGTCAACCATGCAAGAGCGTTTGGAGTGGGTGGCTAACAACCTCACACTCATCAAACGTATTGCAGAAGATCCCATCGGCAACCTATCCGAATGGGAAGCAGCTGACGAACCCTGGCAGTTCCTTGCTGCCTGTGAAGAGTACAACGCTTGCGTTATCTCTTGCACCCGTCAACACACAGGCTTACCTGTTGCAACTGATGCTACATGCAGTGGTCTGCAAATCCTTGCAGGTCTTGCAAAAGATGCATCAACAGCAAAACTGGTCAATGTCTTACCAAGTGACAAACCACAGGATGCCTACAAAGTTATAGCTGAGCAAGCCAAACCAAACGTTCCTGACTGTATCAAACAGCACATGGATCGTAAGGTTACAAAAAGGTCAGTTATGACAATTCCATACAACTCCAAACCTTTTAGCAATAGAGCTTACATTCGTGAAGCGTTAAAAGACAAAGGGGTTGAGGTTGAAAAAGATGACTTAAACGTAACAGTTAAAGCTGTACGTGATGCCATGGATGTCGTCGTCCCTGGTCCAATGAAAGTCATGAGATGGATTGAAAAAGAAGTAGCTGCTGCCATTGATCGCGGTGCTGAAAAGCTTGTTTGGTCAACACCATCAGGTTTTATTGTCAGCCAGCGTCTTATGAAAAAACAAACCCAAGAAGTCAAATTGATTCTTTTGGGTCGATGTAAAATTAATGTCGCTACAGAAGATAGTGACAAGGTAGATAAATTACATCATAAAAACGCAACTGCTCCAAACTTAATTCATTCTCTCGATGCCTCACTATTGTGCTTATCTGCACTACGCTTCAACGCTCCGCTTTCCCTCATACACGACTCGGTACTTTGTCGTGCTACTGACATGTCTGTTTTATCAACCATTGTTCGTGAAACATACATGCATTTATTTGCGGAGCAAGAGTACCTAAATACTTTTGCCATGCAGATTGGCGCAGAAACAGATCCACCAATCATTGGTGACCTTGAACCGTCACGCGTGATTGACTCCACCTACTTTTTTTGTTAATGGCCCGCACGATTCACAAAACCGAACCAGTTCAGCTGGAAGGTTACCAAGCCATCCTGAAGCCCAGTGAATACGGGTACAGCATGGGAATCCTTTGCTCTGATGCAAGCCTGATTGAAAAGCTTGAAGAAGAGCGAGTTGAGGAACTCAAATACCAAGAGTCCCAAATGAAAAACCCACGGCGCAAGGTGGTCAACCCCGAGCCCTGGGAAGAAGTTGCAGATGGTAAGTATCTGCTCAAGTTCCGTTGGGATGCCAAAAACAAGCCTGGTGTCGTCGATACCGAAGGCACTGCTGTCACTGATCCTGACATCCCGCTGTGGTCTGGTAGCACCGTTCGTGTTGCTTTCCAACATGGTGGCTACACTCTGCCCAATGGCACCACCACTGGCACCAAGCTTTACATCAAAGGAATTCAAATTATTTCACTTAACGGCGGTGCTGGCGTTGATGTCGGTGACCTGAGCGAGGATGATGTGGCTGAAATCTTTGGCACGACCAAGGGTTACAAAGCGACTCAACCCAACGTCATTGCTGATGAACCCGAAACTGAAGCTGCTTCTGATTTCTGATGATTGAATTTAACGTTGAAAAAGATACAGTCACCGGGCTGTACAAAGGTACTTTGACTGTCAGTCTGCCTGAACTCAGTGTTGTTCGATACAAAGCTGATCGAAACGATTTCAAATACGAAATGCGTCGTGCCATCAGTGAAATTGTCGAAGAGATGATTGAAAAAGGGATTGATGATTGATGGCTTTTCGCTCCAAATTGGAGGAAAAGGTAGCTGATCTGCTGGTCAACCTTGATGTCAAGTATGAGTACGAAAGCGTCAAGGTTGATTACACCATTGCCCACAAGTACTGCCCAGATTTCATACTGCCAAACGGTGTGCATCTGGAATGTAAAGGGTATTGGGATGCAGCAGACCGTCGCAAGATCAAAGCGGTCAAGGAACAGAACCCTGACCTAGATCTGCGCATGGTCTTTCAGTCTCCCTTCAACACAATCTCCAAAAAATCTAAGACCACCTACGCAAAATTCTGCGAACGCCTTGGAATCCCATGGACTTCTTACGCCAACATTCCACTCAAATGGTTGATGGAGAATCCGAATTCGTAAGGCATTTTGAATGTCAGGAATGTGGTTCGTCTGATGCAAACAGTTTGTATTCAGACGGACATACACATTGCTTTCGTTGTGGGCATCATACTTCACCTTTAGGCATAGAAGTCTTTCACAATCACAAAATGTCCACCGACGTAAAACTGACAGGTTCTGCTGTCCGATTACCTTCCCGTAAAATCAGTGAAAAAACAGCAGAGTTCTTCAAAACCTACAAAGATGGAACCATTCTTCGTCACTATTATTATGACGTGGATGGAAGCCTTACTGGGGCTAAAGTCCGAACCGTAGGTAAAGAGTTCAGGACCGAAGGTGAAGTCAAATCACTCTTTGGTATGCAAAACTTTCGTCACAAAACGACGAAGAAAGCGCAGAAACTCGTCATCACCGAAGGCGAAATGGATGCAATGTCAGTTTGGGAAGCACAACCCAACTGGGACGTTGTCAGTATCAGCAATGGTGCTGCCGCGGCCAAGAAATGTATCCAAAATAACTACGAATGGATCAATTATTACGACAAAATTGTTCTGTTCTTTGATAACGACAAAGCAGGCAGAGAGGCTGCAAAAACAGCTGCAGGTGTATTGCCACCTGGAAAGGTTTTCATCGGCTTTTTAGAGCGTTACAAGGACGCCTCAGAGGCTTTACAAGCTGACGATACGGAAGCTATCCGCGCAGTTTGTAATTACGATCATGAATTGTACAAACCTGATGGTATTGTCGAT